GCATCCACTGCTTTGGGCGCTCCGCCGTACTACGGGTGTCTAATTCGCGTGCAAGTCTATTTTCAGCCATGTTAGTTCTCCAAAGTTTTTGCATATTCCCGGGCATACTGCTCGGGGGTTAATCCCAATTTTTTCGCAAGGTTTATTTGCGATTGTTTCAGCACAATCCGCTTGGAAGACGTGCTTCGGGATGCCGGAGCAACCACAGTGGCAGGCTTACTTTCTGTGCGCGTAACGGGCTTGCCGCCCCCGTTAGTCGTTTGTGTTTCATTCTCTGAAGTACCGAAATACTCAGGGAATCGACGACGCATTGTACTGTCAATACGACGCCAGTAATCATCGGTGCCGACATACTGTTTACCTTCTTCGCGTTCCAGTTTTTGATGGAAGCCAAGGGCCAAAGCAGTCATCTCTGGGTCCGTTCCCCACCAAGGATTGCGCTCTTGCCACGCAAGGGTCTTGGAGTCCGGAGTCGGGACTTGCACCTTCTCAGGTACATTATTTACCTCAATTTCTTGAGTTTGTAAAGGGGGACGGTAGTTATTTACTTGCTGCATCTTGAAAGACGCAGTATTAAATTTCTCCTGCGCTGCCATGATCTGGTCAGCATCCCCGGTGTCGTAAGCCTCTTTGTAGGCTCGCTTCGCCATTTCCAACTCAAGTTCGACAGCGTTTTTAACCGTGTCGATATAGGACTGTTCTCCAGCGGTGAGTTGAGTCTTGAGGCGTTTATTCTCTTCGACAATACGCTGGGCAAGAGTTATTGCTTCTTGCTGTTCGCGTAGAGCCGCCTCTTTAGCACGACGCTCGTCATGCCAGACTTTCTTCATCTGCTTGAGACGAATCTTTACCTTTTCCGAGTAGTCCTCAAGTTCGTCTTGTTCGAGTTCCTCGACGATTTCTCGCGGGAGTGGTTCACGCACGCGACCCGTTACTGGGTCACGATCCTCTTCAGGCGTATCGTCAACAATCTCGACTTCGGGTTCCTGTTGTGCGGGTTTACCCTTAGTTTCGACAGGTGGTTTGGCCTGTTCTTGACCTTCGATTTCAAACTCGAAATCATCCTTTGCTTCTGGGGCTTTTGGTAGAGGCATGTGTCACTCCTTATTTGCGCGAAATGCCGCGAGGGTCTTCAACAACCCCCTCAACACTGTCGTCGTTGATGATTCGGAACTCACGACCATGAATCTTTAGTCGCGTACCAGCGTGAGGGCGAACCAAAATAAAGTCCCCCTCTTTGCACCAAGGGCCACTTGGAAAACGCTTTTCGTCCTTAAAGCAATCTGGACCTAACTTCACTACAAAAAGCACAGTAGTGAGGAGTTCTTCGTGTTGTAGCGTGATGTCGGCTTTGACAATTCCGCTTTCAAATTTGTCCTCAATCTCTGGGATTGCGCAGAGAATGCGGTAGCCGGAAGGGGCAGGCAGTTGCTTGGCCTTCTCTTCTGCCGTTTGGGGCAGCACGGTTGTGTTGTTTGGGTCAGTGGCGTCCTGCCCAATAAGAATTTCATTCATCGGAGTTGTCCATCCTTTCTTTGGTTTCAAGTAGCATATTGTTGGCAATCAGCAAGCCTCGATACACACCGCACGCATGTTGATACGCGCCGTAGTCTTTGGCTTTACCCACTACCAAATCTTCTTCGATGAGTTTTTGCTCATCACGTATCTTTTTTGAGAGATACGTTAGAAGGTCATCACTCATTCATTCTCCTTCTTCGGTGGTTGTAAATCTTGTTTCGCCTCACGGGCGAGTTCCATACCTATGCGCATACCCTCGGCTTGTTGCTTGGCTTTGTCGGAGCCAACCTTTGCGCCAATCTGGGCACCTGCGATTTCCTTCTGTGCAGCAATACGTTCGCGTTCGACAGCCAGTTGATCCTTTTTGGCGGCGGCGTCGATGATGAGTTTCTGCTTCTTGATCTCGGCTTCTTGTTGCTTGATCTGAAGTTCGGCTTGCTGCATTTGCACAATAGGGTCTTGTGCGGCTTGTTGCGCCTGTTCCTGAGCCACCGAGGCTTTGTTCTTTTGGAGAACTTGCTGGGCAGCGGCAGCAGCCAGACGAGAAATTTGCACTTCGGTATCCTCTGACATCTCGGAGTCCGGAGCGGGGTAAGGCACACCAGCAGCCTCTTCGATCTGTTTGCGATACTCGAAGGCAAGGTGTTCTTGGATGTGTGCAGCAAGTGCTGCTTGGACATTGCGAGCGTTCGGGCTTTGACCGATCAACTGCGCAATCTTGGGGTCTTGCGCCGCAGCCATGTGCACTGTGATGTGTGCCTCATGGTCTTGGTAGATGAAGGCTTTGACAGGCTTGCCGTTAATCATGTCCATGTTTTCGGAGACAGGATCACGCGGTTTGAAGTCGTCCTCCATCGGCACCAGTTTTGCAGCGTTCTTGATGCCTAGCACCTCCAGCATCTGACGATGCAAGTAGGGCAAGTCATACAGTTGAGGCGCAGTCTGCGCCAGTTGCATCACGGCTTGGTACTGAACCACCTTCTGCGACATAGTCGCGGCGTTGGGGTCCGATACCGGAATGACCTCCACCATGTCGTAGTCGCTACGCTTGGCGTGCGGCGTAGCATCGTACGGCTCGTAGTCGTAGTCCTCGGGGGTGTAGTCACGGATGATGTTCTTGAGCAAGCGGAACTCTTGCTTCATCGCATAGTGAATGCGAGCCTGAACAGCAGACATCACTTTCAGAGTGCGCTCAAGGATTGCCAGCGTTGTACCTACTGGAGCCTGAGCAGACATGTCACTGACCTTGAGATCAGCGGCTGCTGCGAAGCGGCGTCCTTCTTCAACGATGGTACCGAGCAACGAGTACAGGACTTGAGACGGCTCCTTATAAGGGAGCGTCATGATGTTGTCCTTGATCGTACCGCTGGTTACGTCAACGTCGCGGAACTCTGCGGGGGCAATCGGGGTATCGTCTCCCTTGACCCGTAGACCTTTCGTCTTGAAGCCACCCGGTAGGTTGGAGAGAGTACCAGCATCCACCAACTGACGAATAATGCTAGTGCCAGACTTAGCAAAAGCGCCGATAAGATGAATAAGGCCAAAGGCATAGAAACCAAAACCCGGAATGTATGGGTAATGGATGAAATGATTCCGCTTCTGTTTATTCTCATCGTCAGGGTTCCAATTACGGCGGATGGCAAGAATAGTCTGCGTAGACTTCTCGATAGTCACCACGTAGGGTAGCGCGATGCCAGTGGGTTCACCGTCGTCATCCTTGTCCTCGTAGCCTTCAAGGTCGAGGTCAACGTGCATCTCCAACAGTTTGTAGCGATCATCCTGAGAGGCACGGAAGCCCATCTTCTCAGCGATCTTTTTCTCCACCTCATCGAAGGTATCTTGCGGTTCACCCAACTCAACATCAAGGTAGAAGCCCGCCACTTGAAGTTTGCGCAACTCGTTGGGGGTCTTGCGCATGACGTGAGTCACACGCTCGGCGGTCTCAATGTTAGACGCGCCGTAGGGCACCACAATGTCTTCTGCGGGTACGAACACTGCGGTCTGACGATCCAGTGACGGATCAAAGTACACCTTCTTGAAGGCGTTACCTGCCAGACCCAAGCCCCACAGCATGCGCTCATGCTCAGGGCGATACTCAACCATCACCTCGGTCAACTCGTAGTTCATGTCGTCTTTGACACGAATAGCGGCTTCGCGCTTCTCGGCGGTCTCTTTACCGATGATCTGCGTGCGCACCGGACCACTGGCTGGGAATGTCTCCATCATGGTCTCGGCTTGGAACTTCACCAGAGCCTCAGACAACAGCGGGTGGTACACACCGCATGCTCCGGGCCAAGGCTCCGTGCGGTCCTCAATCTTCATACCGAGCAACTCAAGACCATCGACGTAAGTCTGCATCCAGTCTTTACGTGAGGAGATGTCTTCGTCAAAATCACCAAGCAAATTACCTGCGAGTTCAGTCAAGACCTTCTCGTCCATCTCTTCTGCGAGGTTGGCACCGAACTCACCATCTTCTGCTTCACCCGGCTCGATCTCGATCTCCAGACCGCCAGCGCGAATCTTGACCTCTTCAGGGTCTTCGATCTCAATCTCGATGTCAGGCTCTTGACCTTCTAACAAATTTGTTAGGCCCATTGGGGCTTGTGCTAGTGCTTTATCTATTGCCATGATGCGTCCTTTTAGTAATACCCCTCAAACTTGCGTCTGAACATTATCGGCTCATCTTCCTCATCGAGTGAGGTGCGGATGTAGCCGCCTTTGCGGAATCTCATTAACGCAAGAGATACCGAGTCAACATAGTCATCATGCTCGCCGGAGGGGAAACTGGCAACCTCATCAATGACCTCTTCTGCCCAATGGGTGTTGGGTGCCCATACTCGCCCAGAGGCAAATAAATCAGACACCGCATTCAATCTCGAAATCTTATCGTTTCCTTTGACAGGTGTGAACTCTTGGACAGGTATGCCCATCGCACGAAGTTCATATATCAGAGGTGCTCCCGATGCTTTCTTCTCGATTATCACGGAGTCAGGGTTCCACTCTTTATAGTGCTCGATAGCCACTCGCTTGAGTTCTGGAAACTCCATCCGGTCTCGGAAGGCATTGAGGAGGATGATGTTTGTATCGGTTTTGCCCGTATCGGGGTTCTCTTGGTAGAACACACCCCACGTCGTACAGGCCGAATAGTCAGCCCGGTTGGACTTCTCGAACGCCGTATCCCACGACATCAGCGTGAAGTCACAGAATGGGGGGTCTTCCTTGTCCCACTGCTGCCACCAGTCGCGTTTGACGATAGCGGAAGTCTCCGAAGTGGGCTGCTGCATGTACTGCGCCATCCACTTGCTGTTCGGAAGTTCTTTTTGCAGGGCTTCAAGTTCTGTCAGTGACCAAAACTCAGGCCACAGCGGGTTCCCAGAGGGCAAAATAGCCGGAAAGTCGATGACTTCCCACTCTTCGCCGCCTCTTTGGACCTCTGCCTTGATAACTTGACCCGTCAAGTCCTTCTTTGACCAGCGCGTCATAACGATCACGATGGCACCACCCGGTTGCAGACGCTGACGAGGGCCGGATGTGTACCACTCGTAGGTCTTGTCGTAGATTTCGGGGTTAGTTTCAGCCAGCGCGGCTTCTTGTTCACTGTGTGGGTCGTCGATGATGAGCAAGTCAGCACCTTTACCCGTCACAGCACCGCCCACACCGATAGCGAAGTAGTCACCTTGCTTGTTTGTCGCCCAGCGACCCGCCGCTTTAGAGTCGGCTTGCAGGCCAACTCCCGGAAAAATTTTTGCATACACGTCTTGGTCAACCAAGTTTCTAACTTTACGACCAAAGCCCACCGCCAATTCGGCTGTATGGGAGGTCTGGATGACCTTTTTATGGGGGTACTTACCGAGGAACCATGCGGGTAGCAGGTATGACGCGAACTCAGACTTAGTATGCCGAGGCGGCATGTTGATGATGAGCCTCTTGCACTTGCCTTCAGCCACTCGCTCGAAGGCCGCTGCCATCTTGGCATGGTGCCGACCCCCGATGAATGTGGGCCAGACCTCTTTGACGAATGCTAGGAACTTGTCTTGCGCCAGTTTGCGCACCTTGAGTTCTTGCAGTTTTTCTAGTTCAGCGAGCAGTTTCTCCTGCTCCGGCAGGGATAGCAGAGGCAGGATGGACGGGATGTCCTTGAGGGAAACGTTATTGAGGGCTTGCTGGGCTGTCGTCATTTGTCGCCTCGTCCTCGTTACCACCCTCGTTCAACTCACTAGCAAGCGGAGGCAACTGCTCCCCTGCCACCCCCAGCACCTCATCAAGGTCTGCTCCGATAGGAGTAATGTCAATGACCTCTGCATTAAGCAAGCGCTTGACGCGATCCTTGATGGCACTCTCCAAGTCTTCGGGGGTTTTGTAGTTGATCGTGATCTCACTACGCTCAGTAAACAAGCCAATGTCACTGTGCTTGCCCAGTAGTTCTAGGGCTTTCAACTCGTATCTGGGATCACCACAGTTGGCGATCTCCATGAGTTTGTGCGTGATGGCTGACCGCGCTTGGGCTACATCCAAGGCGATCTGCTGACCGTAGGTTCGCAGGAATGCTGCCGCTGCGAACGCTGTGTTGGGGTTTGTTAGGTTTTTAGCCTTGCGGTTCTTGATCGCTTGGTCGATCAGAGTTTTCTCTTTGTCCGCTGTGGCTTCGTCCACTTCGAGGGGTGCGCCCAAGGCGACTTGCAGTTCTGCCGTGTTGCCCGCCACCGCTACTTCTTCAGCAAAAGTAGAGACGACTTCATCCGCCGTGTCAAAAGGCACAGGATGTTGATCAGTGGGTTCTATGTTAACAACAGGCATGTAAGGAACTGTTTGTGGCTCCAGTTCTTCGCAGTATACACAGCAACGTAGCCGTAGTGTCAATATAAAAATAAAAAAGGGGCGTGAACTGAGTTCACACCCCAAACGCCCTGAAGGGGAAGGGCGCGCTGCTTTCAGGAAAAATAATACCCCCCGGGGGTAGGGGAGGTAAAGAAAAATGTAGGGGGGTGTTTCGGCAATAAGTATTGTTGCTACTTACACCTATTTTAATAGGGGGTACCCCCTTAATCACTGTGAAACATCTTTGTGAAACACAGGTACGGAGTGGCGGCGAGACCTATACAGAGATTAGCCAAGTTACAAAGTGGCAGTAATAACGTGGTACGAAGTTAGGTAGAAACGCCGAGAGACGCGATCCAATGTGTGGATTGGTAAGTATAGGGGGACCACACCTCCTCGTTCTGTGGTTTGGGGGGTCGGGGTGGCGTGGGTCTCGCCCCGCCTAACATTGTTAGGGGGTGGCTTTTATTGTTTCCATAGAACTGGCTTTTTCGTACCACGTTTTGATATAATGGCACCATGCAAAACGAAAACGGATTGCATAGGTTAATAGGTCACCTAGTAAGACCTAACATTGTTAGATTGGAGATTCACATGGAAAACATCATCGTCAACGGTAACACGGTATCCCTCGAAACCCTGCGCAAGGGTGTTGCAGATGCAGTAGTACGGGCTTACGGCGCAGAGCGCGATTATGCGGTTGCCCTGAATGCCATGTTCGCGGGGTTCGACTGGTTCGACATCGAAGCGAACGATTCGAGCGAGACCGCCAAGCCCGTGCACGGCGAGAAAAAAGCCCTCTACGTGGAATTGAAAGCGGCGAAGCATTCTAACCCTAGCACGGTATGGGCGCGAATCCGCAAGTATGGGCGCGAAGAGCGCCACGGCAAACCCGCCGAGGGTGAGACCGCCGAGGGCGCGGGTGAGAGCGAGGGCGCAGGTAACACGCCCCGCGATGCGGTGACCCGTAACGTGGAGGAATTGATTGCCCTCTACAAATTCAACGCCAAGCAGGAATCTCTCCCTGCGAAAGTGACCGAGGCGCAAAAGTTTATCGCCTCTGCCCTGATGGCCTTGGGTGTTGACTTGAGTATGGTGAAGTAAGAGGACGGCGGGGGGAAACCCCCGCCTAACATTGTTAGGCTTACCGGAGAATCAGCATGCGTCGAATCAGCATTTTGTGGCTTTATCTTTTCACTTTGGTGTTGGCGGTCATCGCCTCTTACCCGTACTGAAACCCCCCTAACCTAGCCCCCGCCCTCGCGGGGGTTTTCTTTTGCCCGTCCGGTTTTCACGCCGTGCGGGCTTTTGTGTTTCCGCTTCACCTAGTGCGCAAGCCCTAACATTGTTAGGTCGGCTGGCCTTTTGTGTTTCCCCTAGCGTCTTTTGGTTTAGGGACAATGATAGTGACCAGAGCGGTGGGACGAGATGGTCGGGGTAAAGTTAGGATTTCTCGCGTATCACCAAGGCGACCATGATAGTGACCAGAGAGGTGGATGGACATGGGGCTAACAATGTTAGGTTTGTTGGTTTTGTTAGCGCGTAATGTTAGAAGTGAACATTGCGTAAGTCGTTGATTCAAAACAACTTTCGTCAAATGTTATAATGTTAGCGTGATTTTGGAGAATGAACGGAAAAACGAGGCTCTCCGCAAGTGCAGTTCCACGCACCAGTGCAAAAACAAAAAACCCCCCCTCTCTCTTTTTCTCATATAACATTATAACATTCTAACAAAGCCTCCGCAAACCCGCATGGTTACTGGATTCCGCATTGTTAGCCCGTTGTTAGGTTTCCTCGTCCCCTGCCTATTTCCTAACATCCCTTTGGTCGCACCCCGCGATCAAAGTACTTGACTTGGGTACTTATTTGTGGTACAATAAGGTTGTAGTAAATGAAGAAGTGTTTTTATGGGGGTAACCCCGACAACCCGCCTAACATTGTTAGGTACTAACCGAAGGAGCGAACCGATGACCGCAACCACTGAAACCCTGACCCCTGCGCAGATCGCGCAGTCTCTACGCAACCCCATGTTCGCCACCCGCGACACTTTGGAGGAAGCATTCGACTACTTCTTCATGGTAGCCAAAGCCGTGAACGATGCAGACCGAGCCGCCATGATTACCGCGACTCAAGTCCTG